TAGCGTAAATTAACGCCCCTGTTGACATACCTTCATATAAGTAATGACCCCAACCTTCACAAATACTCGGACATAAATGTATACTATGATCATTAAAATGTAATTTTATTTTCTCATCAGGTATATACTCTTGTATAAAATTAACATTTGACGTCGGTTCGAGATCAGTTCTTTGACTCTGTAAAAGAGTTAACTCTAATTTTTTATGCTTAAAACATTTTAATACATCTTCAGTGTTCTTTTGATAGCTTTTACCGCCAACGTGGAAGAAGGTTTTTGTTGGGTTAACATCAGGTAGGTTTTTATCTATTGTACAAAAACCTGTAGTAACGATATTATTATTGTATGGGGCTAATAAATGTTTAGCGAAAGTAGATTTAGTGAGGATCTTATCAAAATGTTTGAGTTGTGGGAATTTTTCACGAGATATCCATTCTTCATTAGCAATTAAAACATTTATTTTATTTCTCTCAATCCACGGGATGTCAAAATCTTGTATAAAAATTCCAATATCATAATTTGCAAACGCAGGTTGATTATTATCTAAACCAAACTCTTGATATACAATATCGATTTCATAATCCTCATACAATAAATCTCGAATTAATGAAACATCGGATGTTAACCCTACACCAGTGTTAGATGTATATAAACAAGCCGACCGTTTAAGCATAATATTATATTATATTATCTCAAAAGATTTTCTTTATAGCCTAACATTTGCCATTGCTCAGTATCAGCTTCCCAATACACAACAATACCAATTGGAAGTTCGGCGGTATCGACAAACTCATCATCTACAATACCCTTTTTAAATTTTGAGTTTTCAACAAGAAAGACCTTATCCTTAAAATACACAGCACGAGTCTTGCGCTTATATTTTGTTTCATAAGCTTCCTTATCGCCTAGCTTAGTCCAATCCCACGTTAACGGATTCCAAAATATTGTTAATTGAGGCTTTACCTTCGCTTGCAAAGTCTTAGTACCTAAAAAAGTAATCTCTTCTACTTCCTTCTCAGTTGGTTTATACTCAACTCCATTGAAATAAATATCCATAATTGTAAATAATTATACATGAAGGATGATCTTGCAACTAGGTTTTGTGACCACCCATGGACTTTTTTAGAAATCCAAGAAAAGGGATTATATAATTGCTGCCCGCGATGGGTTAACCATAATAGAATAGGAGACTTAACTCCTACTTTAGATTTCTACGAAGAATGGAATAGTAAGAAGAGTAGAGCGTTCCGTAGAAGTATCTTAGATGGAAGTTTTTGTATGTGTAATAAAACGGAATGTCCTATGATACAAAATAAGCAATTACCTACACGACAAGATATAATGGATGGTAAACATGGGGATAAATTAAAATTTATTCTTGAATATGAATTAGAGGTAGCTGATCCTCCTGAAACTATTAATTTGTGTTATGATAAGTCTTGTAATCTGAGATGTCCTAGCTGTAGAAAAAACCTAATTCAATATACTCTTAAAAGTAATCCTGAGAAATATAAAACAACACTAATGATCAATAAGCGACTACTTCGCATGATTCATAGTAAACCTCATTCAGTAAACCTTAATATAACTGGATCAGGTGATCCGTTCGGTTCACCATCATTCTTTGAACTACTTAAAAAAATTGACCCTAAGAAGAACCCTCTAATTACAATTAATTTTCAAACAAACGGTGTATTGTGGGACGAAGCACGATGGAATCAGTTAGAAACTATACATAGCCTTCCTGTAAGTGCTATTATTAGTCTTGATGGTGGTATAAAAGAGCATTATGATAAAGTAAGAGTTGGAGGAAATTGGGATCGTTTACAAAAGAACCTTCACTTTATCGGTTCTTTAGGTTTAACAAGTATACGATTAGATATGTGTGTACAGAGAAATAATTATAAAAGTATACCTGAATTTATACAAATAGCACAGGCACATGATTTCGGGTCTTACACTTCGAGAATATTCAATTGGGGTCACATGAACGAAAAAGAATTCAATGAGCATAATATTTTTGACACTAGACACCCGGAACACCAAGAGTTTTTAGAGATATTAAATGCAGACTATCATCATCATAAACATGATTGGGGAAATTTGACTGATTTTATAATTGATTAATGAAGATAACAGACATTACCGGTAGAGATCAAATACCGCTATATTTAAATGAAAATGGTTTAATCGGAACTGGCGCTGAAATAGGTGTTAGTAGGGGGAGACACGCTCACCGTATACTAAAAACATGGAATGGTAAAATGCTACTTTTAGTAGATGCTTGGAGGAAGTACCCGGAAAAACAGGATGAAACGCGAAAGAGATTAAAAATATACAAAGATAGATGTAAGGTTATACACAAACCGTCTATTGAGGCGGCGAAAGAAATATCAAATGAAAGTTTAGATTTTTGTTTTATTGATGCAGGTCATTCTTATGAAGCAGTAAAGGAGGATATTAACGCATGGTGGCCGAAAATGAGAAAAGGAGGGTTGTTTTGTGGGCATGATTACAGTATAAATGAAGACATTTGGTTAGCGAATCTCCTCTATCCATCGCCATCCCATCCACGCCTAAAGGTATTTCCACCACAGTACCGTGGTGTCCAACTTGCTGTAGATGAGTTTGTAGCGGCGGAAAATTTAGTCGTGCATATTGATGTTGAAAGTAATCAAAAGAAATTAAAGAGACATAATAGCCCAACGTCTTGGTATATAGTAAACACATGAAATTAGCAGTATTATTATACGGGCAACCACGGTTCTGGGAATCAAGCTGGAAAAGTATTATGCAGGAAACTACATTTAAAGATAGTACGACAGATTACTATTTTCATTTTTGGGATAAAATAGCATATAATAGTGACGATCCAGAATATAGTTTAACAGATGAGGATAAAGAAAAAATAGTCTCTACATATAAACCAAAAAAACATTCCTTTACTAATTATGAGCCTTTAACCCAGGCCTGTGAAGAGATATATAAAATCGTAGAAGCCAATAAAAACAAATTAAAGCTCTATTATGATAGAACAACGAAATTTTCTGGGCCTGGAAACATTCATACTTACTCTGAGCCGCAACATATTAGTTCTATTGCTGATATACCTCTTTTAGCTGAAGATAAATATACAAAGTTCTTTGAAAAGAGTATTTTTGAAATTACTAGGCCAGAGAATTTAAGATACTATTTAGGTCAATTTGTATCATTACAGCTAGGAGCAAATTTAATAGAAGAAGATTATGACTATATTTTTAGAATTAGAACTGATTTGTTGTTTATTACTCCTGATTTGTATACAGAAAATAGACTTTATGAATATGATAAAAAATTATTCTATAGCAAATTATATGAAAAACGGAAAGGAATTTTCTGTAAATTTGGAGATCTTCAAATTTGGGAAGGGGCAAAGGATGTAGCTAAAGAAATTAATCTTACAAACGACATGGCTCGTACATTCTCTGATGGGCGAACTGAAAAGGAACAGTGCAACGCAGAGCCGGATCATCAACCTATACATGTAAAAAATTACCAGAGTTGGTTATGTGTAGAAAATAAAATATATGCAAAAAAAGAAGGCGTCTTTCAGTATACAGGTGCTGATGAAAATTTTAACTATGAAAACAATCTCTTTAAAGCCAATGACACTCATATGTATAATCCCAAAACTCAATATTTACACATGAAGGATTGGTATATGGTAGGATCAGGTGAAGATATGTTATTATCTATAGATCAATATCTTGAAACTATAAAAGCTTTGATTGATAAATCTAGAATATTTCTCAAAAAAGATGGTATAGATATAAACTGGGCCGCTGGAGAAATTATCTGTGGAGAGACCTTGGGATTAAATCGTATAAATGCAGAGGAATTAGGATGTGACTCATTAGAGACAATGGTTATACCAGAGAGATTAATGAAAATTGCTAATAAATTTACAAAAGAATTTATATTAAATAGGCCCCATATTAGAGTACTAACTGATACTGACAAAAGTTTAAAGAAACAATATTCAAACATAATTGGATCGCGCGCTATGGAGGTTGCCGAATAACGTGAAGAAGAGAAATATAGTTTATTGTTTATGTTCGTATCTGCCACAAGATGATATAATACAAGAAAACTTAACCCCAGTAATAGAGGATTTAAAAAAATGGGCTGAATATAAGAATGCTGATTTCAAGTTAATAACCAAAATTCCTGATAAAATAGAAGATATGTTTATATCTATTAAGCAATTTTATAATGATAAAGAAATAAACAAATATAAATGTATTAAACACGAAAAATATGCATCGGAATTACAAAGATTAAAGGCATGGAATACAAAATTTTATCTCATTCATGAATTCTATAAAAGTGACTATGATAAAATGTTATATTTTGATTGTGATGTTATTGTAAGACATAAGGATAGGTTTAAATTTGAAGATTATAATAAAGCGTTTTATATGTATATGCGTCAAGAGGAAATAAAAACAGCCGATCCAGTAGTTATACCTGAAAAGTATTTAAATAGAGAAATACCTGGTAGATTTGCTGCTGGGTTGATTTTTATATGTAAAGATTTTAAAGCAAATTTAACTGATGTATTTGCATACGATAAAATATATACTTTATGGCAAAAGGACGATCATTTTATAAGAGAAGAAACAGCCATGACATATATCATAAACAACGAACTTGTCCCTACTACATATATTAATTTTCCGTTAATACATATAGGGTGTGATAATGTTAAAAAAGAATATATCCATGAAGAACTTAGAGCAAATTAAAGAAACATATGATTACTTAAACACTCAGGGATATGGTGGTAGTTTTCATGGTAGGAAGCATATACCTTTTTTAAAATTATTAAATATTAATTCTGTATTAGATGTTGGTACAGGTCAAGGGCAATTTTGTAATTGGGCAATAGAGGGATTATGTAACGAAGTACATGGTTTAGATATATCTATTGACCCTAAGTCAGATTTTTTAAACAAAAATATTAATTTTTTAAAAGGGTGTAGTCATGATATACCGCTAGAAGATAAATCTGTAGATTTAACAACTTCATTTGATTTTTTAGAACATATACATCCTGATTTTTTAGACAGAACTATAGATGAAATGGTCAGAGTAACTCGTAAATGCATGTTTCATACAACTAATGGTGGTCCAAGTCACGCGAGAAGATATCATGAAATCCGACCAGGAGTTAAAGTAGGTGAACTACATTTAATTCAAGAGCATAAAAAACATTTTTGGATAAAAAAAGTATTTAATAGAGTTAGTGATAACGTATCAATAGTAAATGGTGGTATTTTAGTTATTCTCTCTTAAGAACCTCCATCGGTCATACCTTTAACTGCTACCCCTTTCTTAGGAGTAGGTATATCCTTTTCGCTAATATCATTTTTATCTTTAATAGCATTCTCCTCTCCTATAGATATGTCAGTTTCGTCTCCCTCAGCAACAACTTCAAGCTTAGGAGCTTTTGCTCCCTCCTCAATTGGAAGACCTGTGACAATATCTTGATTACAAGGATCCTCTACCATTTCAACAGGATGATGATCTAAGGAATAATGCAATGGGATAGGAGCTCTTATATATGTATGGTCATTATGTATGTGATCATAAAGTACACCATGAGACGTATTACCGAACCCAGCTGTTTTTGGTAATTTTTCTGGGAAGCCCTTAAAAATTTTATCGAATGTCGCCGGGCGGCCTAACATTAATGCATATTCCATTATTGTATGTAATCTGTGATCTCCATAAATCCAAGGACAATATAGAAGGGGTGTTTTACCAGTACATACATGCTTTTTTTTGTTATCATCAAAAACAGCTAATTTATGTAAAACATGAAATACGGACTGTTTCTTATATTCTTTAATTAATATGTCAGACCTCGTTCTAATAACAATGTCATATTCTACATTATGTTCTTCTTGATATTTTCGACGTAAATCATGACATTTCCTCATACTATAAAATTGAGATAAGCAAGTATAATTTGTAAATTTAATTTTCTTTTCAATATCTTCACATTCTCTAAAGTCTTTATTTTTTTTAAATAACTCTATATATACATCTAATGCGTCTTTACTTTCTATTTGAATAGCTTTAGGTTTTATCTTATCGATCATTTCTTTATGATCTAATTTATCTTTTCTTAGATTAAGCTCCCACGTTGTCTGTTTTTTTGAATATGTAATTTGATCCCAAGTGTGTATAAATGTATGTAGCTCATAATCTATTTCCTCCGGAGGCGGCTCATTGGGCGGGGCATTATTATGCCTGTTCAAAAATTTAATACTATACGGAGTAGATAGATTCATTACTGAATTATGGCAATTAGGCCATCTTCTCATTTCACCCGATATACATAAAGCAACGCGTATCTTTTTCATGTTTTAATATCTAAAAATTTCTTATATCTTTCTGTTTTTCTAAGATCATAAAATGAAGGATTTCGTAAGTTAAATACTTTAGTTATTCCATCAACCATTTCAGCGTCATTGACTGCCCAAAACTTACCATCAACAGACACCTCTTGTTTTATTTCATCCTGTTTTAATAATCTATAATCTCTTCTATGTTTCAACTTAACCGCATTTATATTATTTACATAAGCTAGATATCCTTGCATACTATGCTCTGATTGAGAAATAAATTTCAATTTATGTCTATGTTTTAATTCATCCTCTTCAATACCTCGTACCGGAATAACAGGCTCATTTTTTAAACGCAAGCAATTACACATACGTATATCATTACCTAGAGCATTAAGATACGTAGTAAACCAACCATTATACATAAGAGATGCTGCTTCCCTATTAGCGATTAAACACCAATCATTTATCGCCAATCTTCTATTATAATTATATGTAAATGGCATTTTTACAGAATGTTCATATTGAAACGATACTTCTTGATTATAATAACTGTATATACCTTGTTGTTCCCATATAAGAGGTGAATTATCATCTGGTACCTCTAAAGTAGTAATTCTTATACCATTACAATGTATAGTAGGTACATCTTTATTAATATTTAAATAAGCATGAATTTTAAATAACCTATATTCTTCTTCGTCAGGATATAACGACGGTAATGAATACACTATATCAGTTCTCGCCTTTATAATTATATCATATTTAAAATTATTCTTTTGTTCATATTCTTCTAAATACTCATAACACTTAGATAGACTATAGTGTTGACCAAATTTATATCTTAATTCTATATCGTCATCAGGTACTGCAACATTATTATTAGTTTCTTCCTTTACTTGTTGAAAAATAACTTTATAAGCTTCTATTATTTCATCTAGTTTATCATAATTCTGTATTTTATATGATTTAGCGTCAAACTCTCTACTGAGTATCTTTCTTACATCGGGAACATTCGTGTCATGTTCTTCTCCACTCGGTGTATAACCGACTTGTTCCCAGAAGTGAGCAAAATAATCAGTTTCATGGCCAGGGAAGTCAAACTCCTGCTTAATATACTTTTTTGTAAGACCGAAAAAACGTGGCTGACCGTAAAATAATATACCTATTCTCATTTATATTCCATCCAATTTTGGGTAGCATTTTGTTTTACCCAAGCGAACCCTTTATACGAACTCGTACGCGGTTTCGGTATATGAGAATGTTGAATATCGCTTCTTACATCCTCTCTCTGACCAATTACCATAGGAAATAAATTAATGAAATTAATTTTATGACTTAAATAAAAAGCATAATAAGCATCAATACTGACTCTCCGGTCTGAGAATTTTAAACCGGTTTTGGTCGCTAAATTATCCCAATCGTCAAGCACATGATCATACGCTGTATTACGTATAGCATACGCATGAGTTGTAAGCTGTAATGTACTCTGAAATAAATGATCAGAAAGTATTTTTTTATTGCAAAATTGAGGTAATTTTACATTATAACCTAGATAAAGAAAATCCCATTCAATTTTCTTTACTTCTGGTAGACCTAACGCTAAAATTTCTCGCGGATCGCTTTGAATAATTTGTTTTGGTTTTTTGTTTTTGTAGTCTATACAAAAGTCTATAAATTCTACATCATCTTCTAATATTAATACATTATCTAATTTATCTTTTTTTGCATCTCGGATGATTTGCAAATGAGATTGCGCACAACCAGATGCAGTTGTCAATCCAGCAGAATTATATACAGCTATTGCTGGAAAACGCTCTACAATATCTAATATATCCCATTTTTCAAATTCTTTTTGAACTACTGCCCATTTATCAGGTCTGGAATCCAAATTTATACAATATATTTTCTCAAAAGTTGTTTGCAGCAAATCTCTCATATTCTTCTTTAGAAATTCTATCCCATTCACATTTTTTATTCATTTTGCAAAATGCATTTGTTTTTTTACCTGGTCTTATTGGAAAGCGAATAAAGTCATCTGGAACTCTATCTCTAAGCATTAAAATACTATTCTTTAAATATGCTGGAGTGTAATCTTTTGACTCACATTGAATATCACTCCAATCGGCACGCTGATATACTAATATAGGCGCTATAGCAGTAGTTGTATAATCCGGATAATTCTGAAATATGAAACCAAGATATTCATCTATTGTACCGAGTAGTTCTCTCCATTTAAAACTATTTTTACTAGGTAATAAATCCTCTAAAATCTTACTATATGCTCTTTTATTATATGCGACGGCATGAGTAGCTTGTAGATACGATGCTGTGAAAATGTTAGGCCCTAATGCTTTGGGATTAGACCATAGTCCGCGCGCCGGGCAAGGATAATACCCTAAATAATGCAAATCCCACTTAATATTTTGTAAAGTTTTATTTGCGTTTTCTAATATTTCTCCATAATCCTGTACTGTGTCGTCTTTTCCGTTGTATATTTCTAGATCATCTTCGAATATAAGTATATTTTCTATATTATTATCTTTTGCATGTTGTAAGGCACGTAAATGACCTGTCGTACAGCCCCACCGACCTAAAGTTTTTGGTGTATAGTCATACTTATCTGGGTTTATATGATTTACATGACCAGTAAATTTTACAAAATCTTCTCGTATTTCCTTTTCAGTAAAAACCTTACCAGGAATTCTCTCAACAATGTCGTATACATCATATTGTTTAAATATTTCTATGCACCGATCACGACGATCCTTTCGAGAATCTAAATTTATATAATATATTCTTTCAAAATTATTCTTTACATATTCTCTAAACGTCATCGTTAATAATATTTACTACATATTTTCTGGAAACCATTATTTAAGAATATTATCTATAACAGCCCATATATTATATTTGTATAAAATTAAATTCCTAGCTTCTCTAAGAGCCTCTATCTGTTTTTTATTAGGAGGTTGAGATATAAAATCAATAATAAAATCTATATCAGGATTAATTGTATCTATTTGAAGAAAAGAGTCCTCTGGAAAATATTCTCCAAAATTTGAAGCACCAGAATAGATAGGAATCGCCCAACTTAAAAATACATCACATGCTTTTTCTGTCCAAGAATTCTTTTCTAAAGTATTCTCCATAGCTACAGAATATTCATAATCTATTATACCTTTAAATTTACAAAATTTCTTATGTCCCTTTATAGCACCTTTATAACAATCTTTATTATGAAGATAATTTTTAGTTCCACGACCATAAACATCGATACTTGGATATTTTTCTATAAATTTGTTTAGAAAATTTAATCTATTTCTGTGCTCGAGGTTATATTGCTTACCACTAGTTATAGTACTTATTTTTTTACTTTTAGTTGGATAAGGTAAATCTACTAATTCGTTAAAACTCTTCGAATGTAACCACCAAGTTACAACATTATAAAAATTTTTATATGTCCCATTAAAGAGAATTTCATCTGGGAAATTATGGTTTAAATAAGGAGGTTTTATTACTTCAGGCTCTCTTTGAAAATAGATAACCTTACTCCAATCTAAATCTAAATCACTGCTTAAACCATCCATGATTATATAATAATCTGCTTCTTTTAAATCAGTTACTACTTTTATATCACCCCATTCACCGGATTTATCCTTTGTTTGTCCGAGATACCGGATTCCGGTTGCGTCAGAATTCCAGTTATTTAAAAAGATTATTTTTTTCATTTTCGATCTAGATGCCACCGCCGGCAAAGTTCGTCATCATTCATAATTATATTATCCAATCGAATCGATTGTCCACCAGACCCTAAACTCCTATCAGGAAACTTTTGAAGCATTTTTTCTACCCACTTTTGGCGCCGTTCCTCTCCGCGTAAATCACTGTAAACATTTTCTCTTTGTCCTATCACCATTGGTCTTATGTTAAAAACTTTAAATCTATAAGACATGCAATTAGCAATTAATTGATCATAGCATATTCTATATGAAGGGTCGTTATCTAATATAAAATCATACACACTACTGTTAACAGCATACCCAGCCGCTATAAGTTGCATAGTACTTTGAAAAACATTATCGCTTATGTCTTTATAGTTTATAAAATCTGCATGTAATCTTATATTATAAGAAAACATCAATATATCCCAACTAATATTCTCTAATTGCTTAAGAGCTCTGTTTATATAAATTGTAGGATCTGAATCAATAAACTGCTTTCCATTCCAAGCCTTGGTTAAGAACTCAAAATCATCCTCAAAAATAAATACATTTTTATAATTATGTTTTTTTGCATTTCTAATACACTGCATATGACTTGTAGTGCATCCAGCTTCAGGAACATCCGGAAGATGAAAAGCTGGTAGCCTTTCTACAAGATCTAATATATTATATCGTTCAAATTCTTTTTGACAAAATTCCCATCTATCAGGTCTTACGTCTAAATTTATACAATATATTTTATCGAACGTTTTTTGAAATACTTCTCTCATTCATCATCATAAATATATGCATTAGGTTTTAATTGATTAACATATCGCTCAGCAATAGCAAAATCATCGTATGTATCTAAATCAATACACTCCATTCTGTCCTTTATTATATAGAAGTATGGGGTAGCACCTACCCTACATCTAAACCTATCATAGGCCCTTTTAGATATACCGTATAACCCTGTTGTTTCTTTAATTACCGGCGGTGCATCTTGTGATCTAGGAAGAATATTAGGTTGATAGTTAACTGGTTGGTTCTGAAACCAGTGCCAACCGTATTCCTCTGTAGCAGTTAAAACACAATCATACTTGGATGAGAAAGTTAACTTATTTACACATTCTCTAATAGTTTCTGGTTTGAGGAATGGCGCGGTTGCATATAATTGAAAATAATAATCATATTTATCTACATGATCTTCTAAGTGTTTTATATCATAATGAAATACGTCGTTACCATTTGCAGTATCTAACGTAAGCTCTGGTTGTCGTTGAATCCATTGTGCCTTTTTTTCAAAACAATATGATTTTATATCATCACTATCAGTGTCAACATAAACCTCATCAAAACATTCTGCCTCTATACAGTGATCTATAATATATTGATAAAGAGGTTTATCACCTAACAGCTTAAAATTTTTATCCTTTACTCTAGTAGAGTTACTTTTAATTGGTATTGTCGCACAAATTTTCATATATTATTTTTCATTTAAAATAACAGGAATTAAATCTGGAGTAGGACTATCTGTTACTACCATCACATAACCATAACCACCAGCACCCATAATTTTACATCCGATGTGATGTTTTAAAGTATCCATTATAATATCTCTAATATATTTACTTTCATACCCAGGTATAATCGACTTCTGATTTTCATGAACAGAATTAATTCCAATACCTAAGGAACTTAAATCTTTATTTTGTATACTACTCCATATTATATCTCCTAAAGTAGCTTGAGTTTGTATAAGTTTTTTATTAAAATTTTCTACACCTGTAATTACTTCGTAATTCTTAGGTCTTGGTTTAGTTTTCTTTAAAAAGACATGCGATTGAAGCCAGCGAATGACGTCTATATCAATAATAGATTCTATTTTATATGGCCAATGATCATTGTCAAAAAATAATCTATTTATACCCGGTAAACATATACCGAGCTGATCAACAACTCCTGAAATATATTGTGATCCTGGCGGGTTCTCAATTGCAAATATACCTCTTGCTAAATCTAGTTTATCAATAACTGGTAAATTACTTCCAAAAAATTTATGTATTACTTTTCTTGTAGAAGATGACATACCGCTTCTATCCTCTACATGAAATGGTTGTATATTAGCTAATATAGCAGACCCTGGAACTACAGAATTGAAAAATAACTGATCATAAAAGCCGACGAGATCTAATCTTAACGGTATACGATCTATATTTCTGATTAATGTACTAGACCTACCGGGTAATCCATCTCTAGGCTCTCTTTTTAAAATTATATATTCAACATTATAATGTCGACATAGATTTTCCTTCTCTATAGTATGACTATCTTCATTAATTACAAAATAATCTGGTTTTAATTCTTCTAAATAACTCTTAAACGAACATTTACCTATACTATTATGACTAAGCTTTGCTTCTTTAACAAACTTACAGCTCTTTACTAAATACAACCTTTCATCTTCTATATAAATAGGTTTTTTATTTTTAATAAAAATACTATTTTCGTCTGTACCTATAGAAACATATACATCTCCGTATTTCGAACAACTTTCAAGATATCTAACATGACCACTATGAAATAAATCAAAGAAGCCTGCCGCTAAAACTTTTTTTCTCATAGGAAACCGTCTTTTTTTAATACATTAACTAAATTTAAATCAGGAGAAGCATATTTCTTAAATGATTTATAATTTTCTTTTACGTACTCCAATTTACTATAATAATCTTCCGGGCTGATTTTATCTAATATGTCTTTTAATTCAGAAATAGTGTTAAATGTATAAAATCCTCTTTTATCAAATCGTTGATCCATTAAAGGGCATCCCTGGTATATCGGAATACAACCAGTCGCAAAACAGTCAATTATTTTATCTGTAAAATAACCAGGATATACACAATTCTCAATAGCAATTGTATACATATAATCTTTAAAGGGTAATACAGTACTATCGGGCTCTTCATCATATGGTCTATACCCTGACCCCCATAATTCTAATTCAGGGTGTAATTTATCATTTATAATTTCATGTCTAAGTTTGTGACCGGATGCGTATTTCTTTTTTGAAGCAACTATTGATAATAATTTATTTTTAGGGTAAACACGACAATGAGATTCCCAAATAAAACACGCACCAAATTCCAGTTTCTCAATTTTTGGATGATTTCTATAATATTCAGGATTACAAATATAAATTTTATCAAATATATCAATTAATTCCATACGATTATTATATATTTGTGGCCTAACAACCGGGCTCTCCAGCGCCCATGCTACTTTATATTTACTTTTTACTTTAATAGGTAGATCTGTAAAACATTGCTCATCAGAAAAAACACTAACCCCTTCCCACTCTAATACTGGGGGGTTAATATAATTAATACTTGGTTGTGGCCAATGATCATTTACATATTTACACTTACTTACATGCTTACAGAAAAAATTTATACTTACAACATCGTTGTTCATTAGTCCACATTGTATATAGATTTCCAATGCTGGATCATATCATCTAATAACGTCTCAAACGTATATTCTGGCTCCCATTTTAATACTGACCGCGCTTTGGAGGAGTCACCACGCAAATATTTTAATTCTTCAGGTCGCATAAATTTAAGATTTTGTTTTACATGTTTTTTATAATCGAGATCAAGATTACTAAACACATATTCACATAACTCTCTAATAGAATGTGTCTTACCTGTAGATATTACGAAATCATCCGGCTCAGAGTGCTGTAGTATCATGTGCATTGCCCTTACATAATCTTTAGAATGACCCCAATCTCTATATGAATCCATATTACCTAATTCTAATTCTTCTTGTAACCCGGCTTTGATTCTAACAGCAGCCTTTACTACTTTATTCGTTACAAAATTGGATCCACGACGAGGTGACTCATGGTTAAACAAAATACCATTGGTAGCAAACAATTTATACCCTCTACGATAATTACGCACTATGTTATAACCGAATACTTTAGCACAACCATACGGGCTGGTTGGGTTCATAGGAGTAGTCTCTCTTTGAAAATTATCTTCATCAACACTTGTACCGAACATTTCAGATGAACTAGCTTGATAAAATTTAGCGGTAGGGCAATTCTGTCTATATACTTCTAATAAATTTAAAACCCCTAACGCATTTGTACTAACTGTAAATTGAGGAACATCAAAACTAATTCTTACATGACTCTGGGCTCCAAGATTATAAATTTCATCTGGTTGAACCGATTTAATAACTCTTTCTAATGAACATACATCAAGCAAATCGCCATATTCAGTATCAATTAATCCATTTTTATATAAATCATCAACTCTAGATTCTTGATGCTCTGGGACTGAATTCCTTCTCACTATACCATATACTTTATAATCATTTTCAAGTAAGTATTCTGCAAGATAACTACCATCCTGTCCGTTAATTCCTGTTATAAATGCTTTCTTTTTCATTTTTTAAAAATATCCATTTCTGTTAAATCCGGGTAATCAGATATTGCCCATTGCCTAGGTGTAGTATTAATAGCGTTCTCCAATCTATCTACTCCTTTCAATGCAATTTCTGGTGTCATATAATAATGATATCCTATTGTACTAATATTTTGCTCTCGCCACAGAACATCAGGCACTCTACCATCATATGACATTTTTTTAAGTTGCTCAGACGCTGCTTTATCATCTGTTAAAATAATACCACCTCTCCCTAAGCTTAAATGCTTTTGCCATTGAAAACTAATACACATATATGTACCAGTAATATAACTATTACGTTTCCACAACACTGCTGCATCTATAATATTATTAGTTAAGTAATAAAAATCACTCCATTTCTCATCTTTCCATTTTAACTGTATATTAAGCTTATCAGCTAAAAAAGGTACTGATATATACGTACGTTTTGGGACTGTTATTAGTGTAGCCTTTGTATGTCTAAGACATAACTCAAGTCCATGTGTACAGCAGTCTATAGAAACTCCATATGGTGCACCAAAAAACTCAGCCACTTCATTTTCAAACCGCTTAACTACATCAAAATTCATTTTCCATAAATTATAATTGTATCTCTTACTTTTTCAAGTCGTTTTAAATTAAATTTTTTAATTAAATCAGGTACAATGTTTTTAAAGGTAATTTTATGCCCAGTGTCTGAGAAGGTTGTTGACCGGGCTTTCCAATCTTTATCGATCATTAAATATTTTAAATCAGATAATTTAAGATAGTCTAAATTATTAATATACATACCGCTAGATACAATAACATCAACATCCAGTGGTACATTCTCTGTTATTACTGGTTCAAAAGTAGGTAGAAATCCAATTTGATCTAAAGTGTCGTAATTGTAGCAACTAATTCCTATTTTTTTTAAAAAAACCGATAACACACCGAACCCGCAACCATTGTCTAAAAACTGCAAACCTTCATATTGTTCATAGTGATCAACGATATGCTCTAAAATAGCAATATTAGGCGGATGTAATATTTCATTATAATACGCTATCTCTTTTTCAGTGAAACCATCTCTTTCATATCGAAGTTCATATACACCAGGGGATCGAAAATAATTATAATTAACAGGACGATTCTCAGCAATATATTTAAAATATCGTTCACTTACAATATCAACCCACTCCTTTGGAAATTGTTGCTCCATTGATTAATCTAACCAAACCTTATCTATTTTTTGACCATAATAAGGTCCGGTTTTAAATTCATATACTATAGTACCCTCCTCTAAGACTTCATATGTATGACCACCGTGAAATGTCATAGACATATCTCCTTCATTTAATGTTTCCTCTGCGATAACTTGATCATCTAAGTCATACATAACAATTTTAGCTTTTCCTTTTATAATTACCCAAGACTCTTGAGCGATAGCTTTATCTTCACCGTCCTTATAAAGATGTTTATGAGGTCTGAACGTTTTACCGTATGGTAAATTTAATGCAGCACATTGTAAAAATTCTTTTTCACTAGCTAAATCAGTTCTTCCCGGGGTTACATCATCTTTACAAGTTATACGATGTAACAATTTACCTTCTTCTACTTTAGAAAATATTTCCTTCATAATTTAAAATCTTTCATTTCCTTTATTTGATCTTCTAGCTCTAATATATCATAATCAATTACTCTATCAAACTTAGTACTTAGACTCCTATCGCAGGCAACTGGCGCGTCTATATTATTAATAGAAATATTAAAATTATAAATGTCGTTAATTAATTTTAATAATATAGCTTTAGTTACACTAGTCGGGGAAAAAATATGTCTAATACCTTTCCAATAACTATTGTGTATAATAATCTGTCCTATACATTTAGCAAGCTCTAAGCATGTAACACCATTCCATATATGATTTAAAAAACCATTTGCATCTTTGTCTTTTCTAGATCTTATCCATTCTACTAAAGATCGATTATTATCGACTTCTTCTCCTATAATTGAAGTTCGAATGACTGTACAATTACCAGGTTCACCTAATGACTTTGTTTTACCATATACATCAAGAGCATCATGAGGAGAATCTTCGTTATAATTTCCTTCTTTACCCGACCACACACAATCGGTAGTAATATGTATAACATTAGCGGAATAGCGCTCACCAATTTCAGAGAGTATATAAGGAAACAAAGAATTAATTTTAATAGCTGCTGCTGTATTTGAACTATCGATTAAAGGTTTTATTAAACCAATACAATTTACAATAACATCTCCCTTTTCAATACTAATTCCTGGGAATTCTTGTTCGTCCCACCAGCGCCTTTTAAAAAAAATCTTAATCTCATCTTCCGTTGCGGATTCTACATCCAGCTTATCTCGAGTAATATTAATAACTGAATATAGTTTAGATAAATATGTGGAAACATATTTACCTAACATTCCATTAGAGCCTAAAACATATACTTTCATAGTTTATTTAAAATAATCATAATTTTCTAGACATTTTAATAAATCTTCTTTTGATACTGTTACTTTATCACTCGTCATTTCGTTCTTTATTGGGGATTTAGCTATATCTTTATAATGCATATAAAAAGTATCTTCCTCAGAATTATAATAAGTTCGAGATACCTCTTCGCTACCGCACATCATTTCATGTAACTTTTCTGATATACGTGGCTTACCTAATGTGTATTTTAATCCAAATTTATCAGCATATATTTCAAATAAATCCTTTACTCTAAATGCTTGTAAATTTGGTATTACATTATGTCCAGTTGTTTTAAGTGCTAACGTTACTAACGTAACAGCTTGTTGTATATCAATCATATACCGAGTCATTTGTTCGGAATATAAAGTTAATGAATACTTATTTTTTATAGAATCCCATATTAACGGAATGATGCTACCAGTCGAATTTAAAACATTACCATAGATAGCAGTAGATAATTTAACGTTGGACTGTTCTGCGTCAACGATAAATGATTCTCCTGCTATAAATTTCATTGCACCGTACAACGTAGTAGCTGCCCGTGATTTATCTGATGAAATAAAACAAGCAGCTTTAAATTCATTTTCTTCAGAAATTCTCCTTGAATTAATAGCTCCATTCACCAGAATACTAACACCCTCTTCTACGTTTTGATCAACGGATTCAATATGTTTTATTGACGCTGGAAAAATACCTATAGTATGATCTTTAGATGCTCTTTTTAATAAATCAAAATTACGAATATCTCCTATAATGCAATTTATTTTAGGAAATTTCTTTTTTAAGTAAACGTGTTTTGCCTCATCTCTTGAAAAAACTGTAATTTCATTATCGTTATAATAATGTTCAACTAAATGACGACCTAAGTACCCTGCGCCACCTGTTATAAATATCTTCTCCATATTAATATATTATATTACCTCCTCGAAAAAACTACGAAGTATATATCTTGGTTTTTTTCTAATCTTGTCTGCAGTGCTTAATTGCAATTGTGTTTTTATATACATATCACTTGCGGGATTTTCCTTATTATATACATAAAGTATATCATCTATATGCTTACTTCTATCTCCTGCCATTTCTAACATTGGTATCATAAAAGCTAAATCCCAGGCCGTTTCGTAAAATTTACCGGTTTCTGGATCAATAAAATCTTCATACTTAATACTATTCCATAATTTTGCTTTAAATGTTCTTAAATGAGAGGCCTTCCAGCCGGTATCTCTAAATAAATTATTTTGAATTACATTTTCATCATATGATGTTAGATAATACGGGTGTGTAATATTAGAAGGATATTCAATAAAGCTTCCATATGTAATAAGACAATTATTATCTAAATAAGTAGCACTAACCTTTTCAAAAACATTTTCATCATAAACCCAGTCATCTCCATCAACTGTAATAATAACATCTTCATCGTCCTCGCTAATTATTTTTATACCGTCATAAATATTTTTTAATGCACCATTATTCTCTGTATTACGTACAAGTTTAAATCGATTATCACTATTAATAGTTTGCTCAGCTGCTTTAAAGGTATTATCAGTTGATGTATCATCAATAACTATACATTTAAAATTTGTAAAAGTCTGGTTTTTTATAGAATTAATTGTTTTGTGAATCCAGGGTTCACAATTATACCCCGGGACTATTACTTTAATATCTATCATCTTAAAGCTGTCTTTAGTACCGTTAATACACGATGACTAGTAGTACCGTCTCCTAGCCACTCTATTGAATTCGGTTTTTTTGAAGAAAGCCATTTAAAAGAAGTAGTTAAATGATCCTGTGCCGCTAGCGATAACATAAAGCTACAATTATTTTCTACCGATTCAGGTCGCTCGGTGACATCTCTAGGTACAACTACAGGAATATGTAATAAAGCTGGCTCTTCTTGTGCAGTTCCGCTGTCACTTATTATAAATTTACATTCTTGTTGAAACTTAATAAAATCCTTATATCCCATAAGCGGTATTAATTCTATATCTCCTAAATTTAACTTATAATCCTCAATTGCTTTTATTGTTCTATTAAATAAAAGCATTTTAACTGGTATTTGAAATTCACGTATACAAGAATTAGCATAGTTTAATATTTTTTCCATTCTATCTCTATATTTAAAATTCTCCGGGCGGTGAATATCAAGAAGAATATGCTTGTTACTCTTAGGAGTATTTTCTGCTAATTTAAGCAGCGGCTCAACTATTGTATTTCCTATTACGTGTATTCTATTCTCAGGAATTCCTTCTCTTAAAGCTTTTTGCTTATAATTATCATGATATACAAATAATATATCACTGACATGGTCACAAACTTTACGATTAATCTCTTCTAACATCCTTTCATCATAACTTCTCATCGCGGCTTCGATATGACCAATTTTATAACCTTCTTTTTTAAGAGGTACTGATGCGAGAATAGAATTACTATCACCTAAGAATAATATTATATCCGGGTTTAAGTTATTTTTTTCTATAGTTTCAATCATTTTTGGGCCGAGCTCAGCTTGTTGATGATAATGCTTTTTATCGGAGGAACCTACTTCTAAATTATAATCCGGTTGTCTTATATCTAGATCATCAAAAAAAACATCTGATAATAATTTATCATAATGTTGACCGGTATGTATTAAGATATGATTAATATCTTTATCTTCATCTAAACATCTAAATATTTCAGACATTCTTATAAAATCTGGCCTGATACCAGTAACCGTTATAATAGTTTTTTTACTCATTTTCTTTTATATTCAAATATTTTATTGCTGCAGTAATAGTATTAAGTTCTAATTTATCATAATTATCTATATTAATTTTATTATTAAACTCCTGGCTTAGTGGATGTCCTCCGTACCAGTGAATTCCTACACTCTCCTGACTATGAAGTATGTGAGAGAAATTATTTTCTTTATATAATTTATCTAAATTTAAAAAATCATACCTATACACGACGTCGTGATTTATAGCTGCAATGTTTAAGCCAGGGAATTTTCGCTTACAGTCTTCAAAACTATCAAATACAGAAGATATGGCTTTAGTACCTATACATTGATAATCGTTTTTATCATAAAGTCTCTTACTTGCCTGTAATACCGTTTTAAAAGCTTGATTTTTTGGACTAGAGAAAAAGAATCCTATAGGTATTGACTGAGTTCTGTCGTCAAAACATATAAATGTATCGTGAGAATAAAATACCTGAGAGCCATCAATTGGAATGACTGGTTTACAAAATAAAATATCCATATCACACCAAAGACCTCCTGTGGTAGATAATATTTGCCACCCTAACAGATCAGATCTATGTGCTTCAGGTGCGTCATCTCCTATGAAGCTGTTTGCAAAATCCGCTTTAATTATTTTTACTTCCTTCGGTAAGAGTTTAAGGTAATCTTTATCGTCAACTTGATCTTTCCAAGAATGAATACCATCATTACCTGTACTATTCGAAGGTTTACGTGGTACATATAACCGAACTTCCCATTCTGGATTATATTTCACAAAAGAAAAAAGAGTCAAATAGCGCAAAAAAGACATCTTATCTCCACCCCAATAAAAATTAGCAATTTTTGGTATTTTTGTTGTAACTAATTCAAGATTAGGAATCTTATCAAACCCCCAATCTTGGGAAAATATAGTAGTAATGTCGTCAGGTAGGCCAAATAAAGTATTTTTATTAACTGCATAAGTTTCAGTATCTGATTTTTTTATACCTTCAAATAAGTCTCTATTATAAAACAGACTAGACCACCGTTTTTCATCATCTGGGGTTGGATCGTACCTTTTATGATATAAATGACAAACATACGGATCTAAAATAATTTTTCTATTTAAACCTAACCTCTCAATTCTTAAAGCAAGTTCATCATCATCAAATGCATGACCGTATATAAATCTCATATCAAAACCGTTAAGTTTTTTTAAATTTTTATACGTCATACAACTGCAAAAATGAAAATATCTAGGATTCCACTTTGGATGAACATACCAGTCAATACCGCCTACTAGAATACCTCGCGATCCTTCAGGACCGACGTGGTCCGGGCCAAGCTGACAAGTATCTGTTGTCAGTATACTTTGAGTTTGCTTTTCAAATAAGTTAATACAGCTATATACAAGATAATCTTTATGAGTTACATTATCTAAAGAATATTTTAAAATATTACCTTTATGTACACATTCAGGGTTTTGTAAAATTACAAGATCATCATCGTTACCGTCAATTAAGCGAAATCCTATATTATATTGTACACAAGTATAATTTTCCCAAGTTTTTTGTTCAGGCTCTATTCTAAATAAAGTTATTTTAAAATTATAATTATCTATAATATCCTCTAATCTATTATCATCATCACTACCGTCATCAACAACTATGACTGTTAATCTATTTGTGGACTTATCTAAAAAATTAAATTCATCTAATTTTTTTAATGTATAAAGAAATTGAGTCTTTCTATTTTTGTAACTTAAAACTATATGTATTTTCTTATTCACAAAGAAGTTGTTTTGCTATTGTATGTTTATTAAATTTTTGTAAATTATCTTCAGTATGCCAATATACTTGTTTTATATTACCTTTATTATCAACATCAAATTGTAATATCTTTTTACCGCATAATAGTCCCTCTATAGAAGTTCGGCCTAAAAATATACCTGATACAATATCACATTTTTTATAATATTTTTCCACGTTCCAAGCGGGCTCATAGGTAATAAAATTAGGGTGTACTATAGAATAGTCGTTTCTACCAACGTGTATAACTTTAAAATTTTGTTTTTCGGAGAGATCAAGTAAATATCTTAACGGTTTATATCGCAAATAATCCAAGCTTCCTGGAAAGAGGACTGTTTTATCTTTTTTATTATTCTTCTTACATTTTTTAGAATTAAATCTATCGAAATCAAATGGATTATATATTAATTCAACTTGACAGAAGTCCAGTTGAAACTGGTGTGTAGGAGTTATTTTACTTTTAATAAACTCAACAATTGATGGTCTTATGCCTACATATAAATCTACTTTTGAATTAATAAGTGGTTCTTCTAATTCTAGTACTTCTGAATGAACAACATTTATAAATTTTTTTGCCTTAACATTTTTTATGTAATCCCATATAACATTTCCATGTGAAAATATAACTATATCGTATTGCATGTTATCTACACTATATCTATCTGCGAAAAATACATTGTCTATTTTATCAGTGAGAGGTGACCCATGAATAGGTGAGAAGAGATGTACATTATGACCTGCTTTATGTAGTGCGGTGGCTATTTCATAAAAATAAATCTCGGAACCTGTATATTCCTTGAACGTCAAACATGATAGCAATATATCCACCATAATATTTTAGTTTATAATTGACATAAATCCATTAAATAGTTAAAGATATGGCTAGAAAAGGACGTGTTACGTCGGTTTCTAACTCAACTAAGAAGACTGCGCTTAGCGGACGTCGAGTTAGTAGAAAAACAGTAATAAAGAATAACGAAATTGAAGAAAGCATACAAGAAAATAGATTCTTAGATTTTGATGTAAAACAAAAATACGAAATAACTCCCGTACATGACAGGTTTCTCGAAACTTGCTTTAAAGATACTTGTAAAATGGCAGTTGTCGACGGCCCAGCTGGGTCAGCAAAAACATATCTTTCAGTATATATAGCATTACAGTTATTACGTACGCACAAAATACAAGAAATTGTTTATATTAGAAGTATTGTAGAGTCTGCTTCAAAGAGTATGGGGTCTTTACCTGGGGAAGTAGATGAGAAATTTTTACCATGGTGTTTTCCTTTATTTGAAAAATTAACTGAATTTATCGATAAATCAATAGCATCTAGCTTAATAGCAGAAGAGTATATCAAATGTGTACCTGTTAATTATGTCCGCGGATTAACGTTTAATAATGCATGTGTTATTGTAGATGAGGCTCAAAATTTAACACAAGTAGAGCTAACTACAATATTAACAAGGTTTGGTGAAGGTACAAAATATATAGTTACTGGTGACACTCAACAGAGTGATATAGGAACTAAATCTGGTTTTAAATCAATTATAAATGCTTTTGATAAAAAAGAATCTTACGATCATGGCATATATACGTTTAAGTTTGATGAATTAGATATTGTAAGATCTGAAATACTTAAGTATATTGTTAGAGTATTACAAACATTAAAGGTGAAAGGATAATGCTTTACGTATCCTCTCTAAGAGAGTTCTTCTATTTTGACCAGATTCAGATAATCTTGAATATTCTAATTTAAATGCTTCAATAAACTCACGTGAGAGTTCAAATTTACGAGGATAAAAAGACCGGACTTGTCTCGTCATATATCTCTCACATAATTTATCATAATCGGTCATATAATTATTTAATCTTTTACATTAAAGGCTTTCTTCATCTTTTCCATTTCATGTAATGTTTCTTCATCAAGAATATTACCAGGCTGTATAAAATCACCATCTTTATCAAGATATAATTTAATTATTTCTATACGCTCTCTTCTATTTCCAAATACTTCAAGCATAGCAGGCTTATCATCATCAACAAAAAAACTACTCTTAGCATTAGTCTGATGATCTCTATGAACTGCTTTAAATAAATGATCAACTTCTTCTATAAAATCTAAATCAGAATCCCTTAAATCGTCTTCTTCTATTTCTACGGGAGCTACCTTAGTAATAGGAGTAAAAAATATAATATCAATAAATCTTAAGCTCTCTCTAACTAACGGTATACACTTTTTAATAAATTTCTCTGTAATATTAGAATTTTTCTTTTCATTTGACCAGATACTATAAACTAAATTATCTAAAGGACATCTATCGAAAATAACTTTATCTCCTTTCGTAGTTTTTTGTAGTTCATCAATCATAAAATTAAGAACATCCCATTGTGTGTCTTTATTTGTTTTTGATGAATGAGAAAGGTTATTATCTTTAATAACGTCTCTATAAGTTTTTTTTGATGTAGTATAAGAAGGCCATTGATCGAGAAAATCTCTTATAAGAGTAGTTTTACCTTGACACCCAGTCCCACTAATTGCAATTCTCATATTATTTAATATTTATTTAACTATACTTTTAAGGCCATATCCCATATTAATAAATGTAATCTAGGACTAAAATTAAACCTATACCTCTTAGCCAGTTCAGCAACCATGGGAGCCTTTTCTATATGCTCCTCTCTGCTACCACAACACGGCATTAACCATACTCTACCTGTAGGAATATCAAACGGTGTAATATATTTACCGAAAACCTCGTCTATATCTGACTCCTTATCAATGACAAACTTAAAACCAGATCCGTTTATAGAGTGCCAATCTAAAACATTACGCTTATAGCGCCTATCCACTGGATCTCCATTATTACTCATTTTAGGGGAAGTAGTAAAAGTGGCACCGACTCTTGTCCATTCTTTATCTGGTAGAATAGTTGCGTTAGTTTCAAAATCTATCCGAGGAATCCAGCCCCATTCAACCTCCATGTACTCTATAAACTTTAATAGCGCCTTTTGTTGTACTAGAGGCTCACCTCCAGTAATTTTTAATATAGCACCGTTGTATAAATGATCTTTATATCCACTACTTTTAAAGAGGTCGAAAACTTCTTTAAGAGTAAGCTTATTTTTTACACTCCAGGAAATATAACTATCACAACCGTGCGGTGAGTCTGCTGTCGCGAACCCCTGACATGTTAAATTACACATCGAAAGACGCATAAACACAGAGGGGTAGCCCATGAACTCTCCCTCTCCTTCAACTGTATAAAATATCTTATCGTCGGATAAGTATATTGTCTCAGTCCCGTCAGCTTTCATTATCGTTGATTCTTTTTCGATCATCTTTCTTTTTATCGGCTTCTTCGTCTTTAGTAAACTTTATATATCCCCAATCGATTTCGTCCCAATTGGATACAATACGCCTTGTACTCTCTCCTTTTCTTCTTTTACTTCCTTTACCCATTTTGGTATCCGGTTTCAGGATCAGCAAATCTCATAGTGGTAGTTATATTTTCAGTATAAATAGCAGAATTGTTTTCATGTTCAAATACTTCGACTTTATCTACCCAGCATCTACCTTCAGATTCCTTTTTAATAAAGTCGTTACCTACTTTAAAGCAATATTGAGCAAATTTTTCAATACCGACTCCATCCGTTACTCGCAAATCTAATACATCAGCGTCATTGAGACCTTGAAAACTCTCAATATAAGGATCATTTTTATCTATAACCGTTGTGTGATCAAATTGATCTCGAAGGAGCTTTTTTAAAGGACTAAGGCTCCCAAAATCTACACCCCAATTATTTCCATCTAATTGATTAGCTCCAAACCAAAACTTAGCTGTTAATCTGTATCCGTGCAAAAACCTACAATGAGATTTCGCATTAGGTTGTCTAAATGCACAACTACCAAGTTCTAGGATTTTTGTACTGGTAAAACTCATATATTCTTATTATATATTAAAAATTCTCTTTATCAAGTTATATTTTACTCTTTATAGATATTCCTTAATTTTATCAGCTATTACTTTAGCGCCTATTTCATTGGGATGACCGTACTCATCATTAGCCCACCCATTAGCTTTAAACCGCTCCGTATTAAAATCATTTTCATATATATATCTAACATTATGAAAGTTTGTTCCATGGAAACCACGTCTTAAATCTAATAAGTCTTTATAAAAAGTTGACACAAAAAATCTAACGCAAATATAAAACCAATACTCGAGTGGATCATCTTTTTTGCCAAGTTCATAAACGAGAGGATATTTAGTTTCTTCATACCGTAAAAGTATAATTTTAGTTATAGGATTTGTGATCCGGGACTCCCAAGTGCCACGAGACTTTGCTTGAGTGCGATAATGATTACAAATTATATTAATATGCTTCTGTACATCAGCTACTATGGCCATAGGTGTTTCAGAAAGTTCATTGTCGTTTAATCCTAGATATTGTAACTGCTTAACCGGAGATGGTATTTGATATATGTAATGTGTGAACATTGTATCATTATTTTCATGTAAAAAATCTCTTAATGTATCACATTGAATCGCAGAATTTGGTGTAGCAATATTATATACATCTCCAGGTAAAAAATCACAATAAGAAGTTCGAGTAGATGTAGTTTTTGCTGAATGAGAGCACCCATTATTTAATATACAATATTTACCTTTTTCTATCCGCCATAACTCTTCTCTCTCTTTCCAGTTCATATATTCTCATTTGTCTTTATGGTCTCTTAAAAACTCATCTATTACAATTTCAAGAGACTGTAAAACGTTATTAAAATTATCTATTATCCAACATACACCTGCGCTCGCGAAAGGTAATAATATATACTTATTATTACTAGCAAAATACACAATAACACCAGTCCAAAAACCTAAACATAAACTACACTTAAATAGTTCTCTGATAAAAGATATTTTTGAAATGAGTTTCCGTGGAAAATTAAGAATAGTACCGTATTTAAGAATAAACATTAAACCGATACACGCTAATAAATCAATAAAAATAATTATTCCTCCTTCTCAAGATCCTTTAAAGCTTGATCGATTAATCGAGCTTGAGATATATCCATTTTAACAATATTACCAGTATCATCTGTAATTTGAACTATTTTTTTATCTTCAATTAACGTAAGAGTTGGACAACAGGCTTTACCTCCACATAATAAAACAGATTTCATAAAATTATTTATATCAACTACCAAAAAGGATATATATTAGGATCATCCGGCTTGTTTTTTATCCTTTTAATTTTACAATAAAGCCACTGCTTTAATTGCGCACATCTAATTCTAATTTTAAACCATATCTTTCTCATAAATATTCTTTAATTTTACTGGCTATAAGTCTTGCTCCTGCTTCGTTAGGGTGCCGTCGATCATTCGCCAGCCCATTCTCAGCAAACCAATGGGTATGAAAGTTTTTTTCATATATATATGCGACATTATTGTCATCACAGTACTTACGTATATCATTTTTATAAAAAAGTTTACTAAATACATATGCTACTGTATTGTTTTCATGTGAATGTACATATTTTAATAGTATAATTTTTATACCCGGCCATTTCTTCCGGACCATGGTTACACTTTCATGGATTGAATTTAATGCTTTTGTTACGTATTTGTCTAAATTAGATGATTCTGCTGCAATATTACGCCATAAATCTTCTCTATCTTTCCATTTACGTTTTTCTTCCGCATGATCATACGGTTCTGATAAAGATTTTCTATACTCCTCCCACGCCTCCCGGAGGCCTATAGGTGCCTTTATAAAATCTTCATAATTTAATGTTGTGTGCATGACTTGCCGACATAATGATGGTAGCTGATAAATAAAATGTGTTACCTTAAGATCTGCAGGTATTGAGTTTGGCTCACCGGTCTTTGGTGACGGTACCGTCGGACCGAAATTCTCCTGAAATGTATATAGGTTCCTACGGTCCGTGAGCCCGGTTTCAACATCACTAATAAAACTAGCTAATCTATCTGACTCAATACCTGTACCACCCATCGCAATATTATATATTTTTCCAGGTAAGTATTTACAATATGTAGTCCAGCCAAACTGATCCGAACGGATCACGGATCCAGGGGCATCGGAGAGTTTCTTCTTCTCACCGGGCGCGTAGTACACATTCGGGTGAACGCCCAGCGACTCCGGTGCATCAGCTTGGCGGCGCGGATGCAATGGCTGGCGCTCATAACCGTAACGATGTAAGGACCAATCTGCAGAAAAAGAACAACCATTATTTAAAATAACGTAATCCATATAATTATTTAATTAGTTGATTTATAATTCAATTATATTATACTGATTCATATGAATGAGGATTTACTTCAATATGCCAATCAAAACCAACCACGGACTCCTGAAGAAAAAGAGAGCATTATTAATAATGCAGCGGCGGCATATGAAAAATATATGGATGCTCTAGGGTTTGACTGGAGAAATGATCCTAATAGCTCAAATACACCTAAGAGAGTAGCTAAAGCATTTGTAAATGACTTAGCGGAAGGATGTTATACAGAGCCACCTAAAATTACTGCATTTGATAATATTGATAAATACGATGGAATTGTATTTCAAGGTAATATTACAGTACATTCCTTTTGTTCGCATCATCATTTACCGTTTATTGGCGTTGCGCATGTAGCTTATATACCTGGAAGAGATGGTAAGGTGATTGGTTTAAGTAAATTAAATAGAATTGTTGAATGGTTTGCGAGAAGACCTCAGGTACAAGAAAACCTAACTATGCAAATTCATACACATATAGATAAAGTATGTGATGAAAATAACGGTGTAGCAGTATTAGTAGAAGCTAATCATATGTGTGCTTGTGTAAGAGGTGTAAAGCATGATAGTACAATGAAAACTGCTAGAATGTCCGGGGCCTTCTTAGATAAAACTGATCTTACAAGACAAGAATTCTATAATTTCGTAAGAGATTTAAATTAAGTCTATACGAGAGCGGTTATACATATATTCCTTCTCATTAGAATAATAATAACCTAAATTTTTATCTTCAGGTATTAACGCCCATTTATCTACTTTATGTATTGCCGGGGCTGGGAACTCACAGTGATAGAATGTGTGAAGAGATCTTCTATATCTTGTTTGTTTAGATGTATTACATACTGCATGATTAGTTCTATGTTCATTCACATTACTCGGACAAAATATTAATGCACTATTAGGAAGATAAGGTAACGTCATCAAGCAATCTTTATCATAATCTAATGAGTTTCCTTTTCCTGTATTAGGATACACACGTGTTCCTATAGATTTATCATCACCTTCAATTGCTAGATAATGCAAATGAGTAAAAAGCTTCTTCCTTATCTCAGAATGTATTGGATATTTCCATCCTGTAGTTATAACATCATATGATGTTACAACACCAACTATATCTTGTGATTTATTAACGTAATTAACATGACCATATTTTTTCAGAAAATCAGCAAATTTAAGAGAAATAGCAGACTGTATCTCTTTACTAGAAACAATATCGCAATACTCCTGTAACACTGCACCACCATAATTAAGTGACGCTGGGGAAACATCGTACCAAGTATTAGATACTTCCTCTGTTTGTCGCCATCCAATTTCTTCCGTTCTTCCAGTATAATTATCATAGTCTAATTGAAGATGTATACTAGTGGTTTCATTACACAGTTTCTTATAAAACATCGCCGGTGTGTACTCCTTGATAAATATATACGGCCATGGATCTAGAATTAATTGAGCTTCGTTAATTTTATTTAACATGTGCTCAAAAGTATTACTCATATATATATTTAGTTGACTTTCTAAATAAGAGACTATAATAAATAAATGGAGATTGGTGATATTATCAATCAGTATTTAGATGAAGCAAAGATAGATACGAATCTTTCTAGACTAGAAGTAACTTCCACTCAAGAGCAATTAGTCGCCAATAAGCATAAATGGTCTGCAAGATTAATTAATCATAAAATTAAATTAAATAAGTTTAAATTTAAACGCTCTTCTCTTATTAATGAATATGTAACCGCTTATCAGGATAAAGAACCTGTTCGAGTAAATAGATCTATAGCAGAAAAGGCAGTACAAAACAAAAAAGAAATAAAAACTATAGATCAAAACATTGACAATGAAACACTTATTATCAGTTTCTTAGAAAATATATATAAAAACATAAGCTTCGCTACGAATGATATAAAAAATCTAGTAGAATTAATAAAGCTTGAGACTCAATGATCAATATAACATTAAATTCAAACTCTCAAGCAGTACTAGAGGGACCTGAGTTAGATATCATCAGAGAGCATTTTAGTGTAAAAAACGAAGCTGCACACTTTCAAAGAAGATTTGGCAGGTTTGTACCACAACGCACGTACGTAATTACTCAACAAGGAAAAACTGATATTGGATTATTAATAGAAATTACAAAATTCTGTAAAACGAAAGATATAAAAATTGATTTTTCAAAAGAAATAAAAAACGCACTAATACCTACATTACGTAAAGATAATATTATTGATTATAATTTAAGTTTAGAGTATAGACAATATCAACAAGATATAATTAACAAATGCATTGACAGAGGGAGAGGAACAGTAGTCCTTGCGACTGCCGGCGGCAAGACTCTTACAATGGCTGGGTTATTAGAATTTTATTACAAAAATTATAGTAAAAATTTTAAAGGACTAGTTATAGTTCCAGATCTAGGATTAGTTAATCAAACTATGTCTGATTTTAAACAATACAATGTTTCCTTTTCTACTACTATATATACAGGAAAAAATAAATTAAATTTATCTAACAATGTTATTATTGCTAATTTAGGTATTTTACAAAGCTCAAAGCAAGATATATCATGGATAAAGCATATAGACTTTCTTATTGTAGATGAAGTACATAAAGTAAGAAAAGGAAATAAAATAAATAACATTCTTAAAAAAATAGATACATCTCATCGATTTGGATTTACCGGGACCTTACCATCCGAGCTATTAGATAAATGGAACATATATGGTAAAATAGGACCTCAATTATTTGAAAAAAAAGCTCATGAATTAAGAAAAGAAAAATATGTCGTACCAGCTAAGGTTCATGTTTTAGAATTAAATTACGATACACCTTCAACGGAAATATATCATGGTAATAATTCTAACGCTTATTATTTACAGGAAAATGAATTTATACGTAAAAATTGTTTCAGAAATAATCTATTGGCAAAACTTTCAAATAAACTAGATAACAATGTATTAATATTAATTGATTACATAGAGCATGGTGAAATATTAATGAATATATTACACAATTCCTGTAAAGGTAAACAAGTATATTTTATTAGAGGGGAAGTAGATGTAGATGAACGTAAAAAAATACAAACCCTAATGGAGGAACAAAATAACATAGTAGTTGTCGCTATATCAAAAATATTTTCTACAGGTATTAATATAAAAAATTTACATTATATAATATTTGCTAACGGCGGTAAAGCAAAAATTAAAATAATACAAAGTATAGGCCGAGGCCTTCGGTTGCATATTGATAAGAAAGAGCTTATAATCTTTGATATCGCTGATAATTTACGTTATGGCCAACGTCATATAGAGCAGCGTTTATCGTTATATGACAGCGAACATATAAATTATAATTTTACGCAATACCATGAAGCCCAAAATAAAAAAGAAAAAACCTAATAAAAAAGCTTACTATGTTAATCCAAAAGAATTTTTACAATACTTAAAAGATTATTATGAGTCTGACGATTTAATAGATGAATTAGCTGAATCAGTTTATAAAATTGCAGTTGGATTAAGCTATTCTCCAAACTTCATAAATTATAGCTACAAAGACGAAATGATTGGCGATGCAGTAGTAAAAATGGTTGCAGCCGTGAAAAATAAAAAATTTAGAATAGATTCCCCCTCAAATCCATTCTCTTATTTTACGACGATCGCCTATCATGCATTTATTAATAGAATAAAAAAAGAAAAAAAATATCGACAAACAATTAGTGACTATCAACAGCAAATTTATGGAGAATTAGTAAATGAGGAGGATACTACTAATAAGGCTCCTAGCAAGGATTACGACCGAGAATTATACATATAAATGTCTTTAAATAGCAAGAGAATCGGATTCTTTTCTGATTTACATATAGGCTTACATCAAAATAGCGAAAAATGGCATGATGTTACTTTCTCATGGGCCAAGTGGTTTTCAGCCCAGTTAAAATCACAAAAAATTACAGAATTAATTTTTGGAGGAGACTTTTTCCACTATCGAGATGAAATAAACGTAAAATCTCTTCATTTTACAAATGATGTATTAGATTTATTTAAAGATTTTGACATAGTCATGATTCCCGGTAATCACGATGCTTATTATAAAGATAATTCTACTGTACACTCATTATCAATATTAAACAACAGAAAAAACATTACAATTATCGACAAACCAACCATACAAACAATTTGTAATAAAAAGGTTGGCTTTTGTCCGTGGGGAACCCCTATTAAAAAAATACCAGCCTGTGACCTATTAATAGGACATCTCGAAGTTCAAAACTTTAATTTTAATAGCTTTAAAATTTGTGAGTTTGGATTCGAATCTTGTGATCTACTCTTAAAGTCTAAACTTATTTTTTCCGGTCATTTTCACAAAAGACAACGACGAAAGTATTCAAACGGAGAAATAATTTACGCAGGTAATCCATTTCAAATGGATTTTCACGATATCGGAGATCAAAAAGGATATTATATATTGGATCTTAGTGGTAAAGATGTAAAGTATGAATTTTTCGAAAATAATGTATCTCCAATACACGTAAAGGTTAATTTAAGTGAACTTCAAAAGCTAAAAGACATAGCAAAAGATAAAGGATGGTCGAATCTCGCTATAAAAATCGTTATAGATAAGGATATTAAAACAAATCTACTTGATAAAATAATTGCATCTATAACTTTTGAATCTCCATTCTCTCTAACGACAGACTATTTACATAAATTTAACATAGGAGATAATATTGAACTAACAAACGAACTTGGTGATTTAAATATAAAACAATGTATTATAGAATACATTGACTCTTTAGATATAGATAATAAAGACAAGGTAATAATGAAAACAGTACAATTATATAATCAGTTTACATGAAATACGTAAATTTTAAATGTGTAAAAATTTGTAATTTTCTTTCTATTGGGAAAAAACCGATCGAAATTAATTTTCGTACCGGTTTAAATATTATTACCGGTATAAACAGAGATAAAGAAGATAGAAGAAACGGTGTCGGTAAGTCTACAATAGCTGATGCTATACATTTTGCTATATTTGGAGAAACAATAAGAGAACTATCAAAAGAGTTTATCGTAAATTATATAAATAAAAAAAATACATATGTTGATTTAGATTTTTCAATAAACGAAAACAATAAAATTAAAAACTATAGAATAGTACGTAAATTAAAACCAACAAAGTGTTATTTATTTGTTGATGATATTGATGTTACTGAGAGTACTATTCCTAATACAAACAAAAAAATAAAATTAATACTTAACAGTTCTCCAGAAGTCTTTCAGAACTGCGTAATAATGTCTGTTAATTCTACTTTACCATTTATGGCGCAAAAGAAAGTAGAAAAAAGAAAGTTTATCGAAGGTATTTTAAATTTAGAAATCTTCTCTGATATGCTGTTAAGAGCTAGATCAGAATATAACGAGGTACAAAAAAAATACGAACATATTACAAAAGATTTTGATCATGCAAGTAATATCTATAAGCTTCTTGAAGAACAAAAAAATAAAATTATAACTAATATTGCCGAGCAAAAAAATAAAATTAAAGAGCGGGTCGAAATTATTAATAAGGATATAGAGAAAAATAAACAAAAAATAAAAGATATAAATAAAGATCTATATGATAAAAGTAAAAATAAATTACAACAGATTAAAATTAAATTAAATGAAATACAAAAGCAATTAGATTCCAATTCTACTAAAATCACTCAACATCAAACAGAAATAAAGTTCTATAACAAACAACTTATTAGCATAGGTACTGATGAAAATGTTTGCCCTACATGTTTACATCAAATTACTAATCATGATAGAACTCACATAAAAAAAGAAAAAAATAAAATTGAAAAAGATATTAATAACTGTGATCAAGATATTGAAAGTATTAATCAACAGCAAAAAAGTATTTTAGACTTAAAAAATAACAATTTATTAGCAGAAGACCAACTTAATGAATATATTTCTAATATTAAAACTGTACACAATAATAATAAACTAACAATAACATATATTAATGCTCTTACAAAGGATCTTAAAGCAAATAAAAAAGAATTATGTGAAGTACAAAAAAAAGAAACTAATGTAGAGATACAGGATTTAGATTTTAAAATAAAAACAAAAATAAAAGAAGTCAGTGAATTAGAAGAATCGTCAAATAATATATATTCAGATTTAGAAATATTAGAAATAGTAAAATATATTTTATCAGAAGAAGGTGTTAAATCCTTTATAGTAAAAAAGATTTTAGATGTACTAAATAATCGATTGCTCTATTATTTACAAAAAATGGATGCCAACTGTATTTGTAGGTTTAATGAATACTTTGAAGAAGAGATAGTAAATGAAAAAAATCAAGAATGCTCTTATTTTAACTTTTCTGGTGCTGAAAGAAAAAGTATAGACCTCGCTATGCTGTTTACGTTTATGGATATGAGGAGACTACAAGGAGACATAGCGTATAATTTGGTAATATTTGATGAATTACTAGATACTTCTTTAGATGAAAAAGGAGTAGAGTTAATATTGAATATAATTAAAGAACGAGTTGAGCAACAT